GTGCTTGCCCAGCGGTATCACAAATCCGTCCGGCCGCTCCTTGTTGAAATACTTGGCCAGCCGCCGGTAGCCGCCCTCCCGCATCAGGACCGGCTCGTCATCCACGTCGCCAGCCGTCCACAGGTGCCGCACCTCTGCCGGGGAGAAGTCCTCGTCCCGCAGCACTAAGTGTACGTGGAGCCGGTGGTCCCCGTGCTTGCCCTCGATGCAGCCGATCCAGTCGAATGGCCCGCCGTGCCATCGCTGCATCCGCGTCCGGGCTGCCCGGAACATCTTTCGCATCCCATCATATCTGTCCGGCAGGTGGAAGTCGTCACAGGTCATCGTATAATGGCTGCCCCGAAAGCCAAACTCCGCCAGCCGCAGCTCCAACCGATCCACCTGAGTCCTGCACACTGCGGTGTGCTTGGACCGGACGATCTCATTCTTGTCCCGCCGGTCTTCTCGGGAGTCGTACCGGCTCAGCCGTGGCCGCAGTGCCCTGCACTCCTTGACAAGAGGGCCTGCCCGCTGGCGTACACAATACCACAAGGACTGATCATCTCCCCGCAAACTGCTGTGCCTCCTCTCTTACCGCCTTCAGCTCGTCCCGCAGCTTCTCGTTTTCGGCCTGGAGCGTGGAGAGTGTTTTGAAGATATCCGGCTTTTTAGGGGAGAAATCCGAACAACTCCTATCAATATCTGGGTCTGGGCAAGATGTATGTTTCCGGCACCACCCCCAAACAGGGGTCCCTTCATCATCTCCCCATCCCCATTTCTCACAATCTCTGCATTTCATCAGGTGTCCTCCTCCGCTGGCTGCTGGAGCCAGTCTAACCAGCAATCCTTGCAACCGCCCGCATATCCACAGGTCACATAGTTTCTCCCTGCGGGGCATCCGAATTTCTTCCAGATATGTTCTGCCAGTTCTTGATCGCTCATGGCCCGGATACGGTCGGCATTGGTCAAAATTCGCCCCGGTTTGTACTGTGAGCAATCCACAATTCTGGAGGTTGTCCCGGCGTTATGGCAATCAGCTTTGCAAGTAATACAAATCGGTTTCATGCGTCCTCCTCTCCCTCCGGCGGGCGGCGGTAAATTTTCATTTTTCGGTCTTCAATGTTATATTCAAAATTTACCTCTTTCCATCTTCCGCGGAAAAATGGGATGCCACCCCACATTCCAGCGCTATCAACGGAAATAATACCCCAGCAGCTTCCATCACCATCGTCCCACCATGCCGGTTCCCCATCCATCTCCCGCAGCTCCTCCAGCGTCAGCGGCTCGTTCGGCGGGGACAGGGCGGAGATTGCTTCTTCGGCTGTATCAAATAGCATCCCGCCCATTGTGCTTTCTGCGTCATCAGTGCATAGTGGGCAGTCTCCCCATCCCTCGTGATGTAAGGCATACGACAGTCCGCTCCATGGAGCGTTTTCATATTCGCATCCCATCAGTCCGTGATAATTGCCCTCGTCATCGTGGACACCTACAAACACTGCTTTCTTCTTGCAAATCGGGCACTCCATTTTCCTGTCCATCCTCACCCCTCCTTTCCCGGCGGCTCCGGAAGGGGCATCCAGAAAAGCGTTTTCTGCTCGTCCTGAGTCAATCCATCCCACTGCCAATGCGGATTTGCGTCAAAGCAAAAATAGGACGAAGTGGTAATAAATCCCGTCATGGTGTCTGCATAACCGATGAATACCAAAACCGGCCGCTCATCCGTCGGCAACCTTTCCTCCACGCTCACCCACTCGTTCGGCAGGGTGAGGGTGGGTACCTCCGCAAGTTTGCGAATTGAAAAATCCACTCCCGCGGCATAGCCATAGGCCCATTGCCGATCATCAAGATCATCGTCCTCCCGGCCAAACTCTGCCTCCAAGGTGCCTCTTATGTAATCAGCATCAACCGGTCTCACCTTATCCCTCCTCTTTTTTCCAATATTGGTCGGCGCACCGCTGTCCGGTGACACACGCCGTGCTGATCTGTGCAGGGTTGACGCCCACGATCCGGGCCGCCTCCTTGATGGACACATAGCGGGTCCAGCTGCCGTCTGGTGCTACAGCAATCACCGGCTTACAATGGCCCCTAGCACCTCGGTAGCGTTTTTCCAACCGGTCCGCCGCCTCCTTGATGACAGCACAGCCGTGGACACTGCAGCCGTGCTCATGCCCGCATCTAAGACAGGGCAGGCCTCCGGTCTCTGGAGCCATCCGCCGCAGGGCATTGATCAAGTCAACTGTCTCCATAGCCGCCTCCTATCCTGCCGTGTCCATGCACAGCACTAGGGCCAGCACGATGATCCAAACGACGATGGCCAGCCGGTACAGCGCCCGCTGGCGGCGCTCCCGGCCCGTATAGCGGCCCATCTCACGCCGCCTCCCGGAACACCGCCAGCACGGCGTCCAGGGTGGCCGGCAGGTCCAGCCCCGTCACGTCTACCCGCCGGGAGTAGCCCCCGGCCAGGTAGATCATGGCGGTCTCCCGCAAACCCTCGTCGGTGTCCCGGGTGTGGTAGGCCACCCGGCACACGTTGGGGTACATGGACGCCACGCAGCGGCTTAAAGCATGGTTCACAAAGTCCTTTTTTCGCTCATATCCCTGCTCACTCATATTCTTCTCCTTTCTCCGCTGCACCCGCAGCGATGTCAATGCCAAAGCGATCCAACATCTGCGCGATGGCCGTCAACTGGTCCAACGTTTCCCGGTCCTCTGCGGTCACCGGGCGGCCGCAGAGTGGACAGGGGTCTCCGGTTTTGACGATCCGCATCAGGCGATCCTCCCTGCTTTCTGTTTTTTCTTGGCTGGCCGCTCTGCCCCTGTACGTTGTGCCGCAAACCAGGGTGTCAGGACCTCCCGCTCCCAGCGGTCGCAGAACTCCCGGACCTTCCGCGGGATTTTGTGGGCATACTGCTTGTGGTCTCCGTGGCGCTCATTGCCGTATCCGTGGAGCTGGATTTCCTTTGGGATCGTCCCGTTCATATTGATCTGCAGGGTATAATAGCTCCGCTCCGGCCTGCGGCGGTGCCGCACGAAAAACACAGGTTTCCCAGAGCAGTGTGCACTGCCGTAGGTGCCGACACAGTGCCGCAGGACCTTTCCTTCGGAGACCAGGTCCTCCTCCACACGAGGAAGGACGATGCACAGATCTCCGTCCGTCCATTCCAGATCCCGAAACCGGATGAATGTGCTGGTGAATCCCAGCTGATACGATGCCTTGAAATGGTTGGCCCAGAATTTGGTGATCCGCTCATGGGCGGCCAGCAAATCGCGCGGCCACCGGGTTTCTTCCGTTTCCGCCATCTCCGCGTCCCGCAGCATCTTGCGGTAGTCAATCAGCATCTGTACGCCATCTTTAACGGCTTCCCGTTTCTCCAGATAGCGGACCACAGGCAGGGGGAGCAAATCTTCCCATCCGGCGGCCACCATCTCCAGGAGCTGCCCCACGGCCTTGCTGCCGATGCGCTTCCGGCAGTATTCAAAGTCCATTGCGTCAGCACTGGGGAGCTGGCGCCGGTATCTGTCCCAGCACTCCACATCCTCGGCCCCCCAATGATTTCGGGAGATTTCCCGGAACGCCGGTTTGCTCATGTGCAGCATCCGGTGTGGCTTGACTTCCCTCCAGTCCACCCACGGGATGGACGGCGCGTCGCAGAGGTCGTGGACAGTGGCGGCAAGGTCCAACGTGTCATCCATCGTGCTGACTACCGCTTCGGAGAGCCCCTGCCGCATCAGGTTCTCCACCTGCGGATGCTGCTCCCATACGTGGAGGTACGCTCCGGGCCAGCAGCCGCCGGCAACTATGTATTCCTTCAGCGCCGTCTTTTCGCCGGTGTGCCGGTCCAGATCCGGGACATAGGCCAGCGTCCACCCGCCGATCTTGCGGTGGTGGGCTGCCTCCCAGGAATAGTACGGCATCTGCATCGGGTCCCGGGTGGAGCTGCACGGCAGCCAGACCACATCCCGTACATCATTCCCGGTCCGCTTGGCGCGGAACCGCCGCAGCCGCCCGTCGCCGTCAACCAGCAAAGCGGCGTGGGACAGGAACAGGATGTGATCGCCTCCGGTGTTGTCAAAACGCCGGCTGACCAGCCAGTACATGACGGCGGTATAGGTCTCCACGTTGACCACCTCCGCCTGAAGCACCTGGTAGGTGCGTCCCCGGCGCAGGTCCGCCCGGCGTGTCACCTCAACAGCGGCCCAGCACTTGGGGCAGAGGACTGTCTCGCCCTCCAGATACACGTTGGAGACCGGCCCCGGCTCCGCATAGCCGGCGCGGGTTGCGTCATCCGGCCCCGTCTCCAGCACGATCCCGCCGTCGGAATATCCTGCCTCGAAGTCCTCTCCGCAGTTGGTGCAGGTACACCAGGCGCCCCAGCGGTGCTTTGCCGTCCGCCGGCGCCGTTCCCAGGCCTCCGGGCACATGATCTCGTCGAGTGGTTCTGCAAGCGTGAAAGGTTCACGATGGAACAAGAGCATTGGGGTTCCCAGTGCATCCCCGTTATCGTAGATATCACTGAGCACATCGTTTACCAGGTCACTGCGGGGCTCTACCGGCAATTTCTCCGCGACTTTCTTCCAGTCTTTGTCCATATCGCACCTCACAGGAAATCCGCCAGATTGAGGATCTTCGGAGAGCCGCTTTCCGTGGCCGTGTCCCTAGGGGCGCCAAGACCGTAGAACTCCCGCAGGATGGCGTCAGCCTCCCCGGGCAGCACGCAGCCAAAGCCGTCGCTCCTGTGCCCATCCGCAAAAGCCTTGATTTTCTTCTCCGCCTCCGTAATGGACATGGAGGCGTTTTCCAGGTCCTGCGCCAGGATCTTTGCGCTGTGCGGCTCCCGGCGGCAGATATCTTTCAGCTGCTCCGCCACCAGCCAAGGTGCGGAACGCTCCTTCACTTTTCGCTGCTGCTCTTCCAGCAGTTCGATTGCCCGGTCCATCATTCCTCCGCGCACCTCCTCGTCACATCCGCTAGAGCCAGCAGGGCCTTCTGGAGCTTTCCGGCAAGTTCGATATCTCCCCGTCCCCGGACCTTGAGCAGCAGCCCGTGGAGCTTGTTCACGGCCTCGTTCCCCTGACTGAACAGCAATTCAAACAGGGCAAGGTCCTTGTCGCCCGAGATCGCGGCCTGACGTTCCGCCTGCTGGGCTGCCTCCAGCTGCTGCCGGATCGCGGCCAGCTCCTCTTCCGCTTTCTTCCGCTGCTCCTCTGCCTTTTTCTGAGCCTCCGCAGCTTTGTCCACTTTGGCCTGCATCCGGGTCTCCGCTTCCCGGCGGGCCTCTTGCAGAGCCTTCTGGTCTACCTCCACAGCAACCTCCACCGGTTTCTCACGCAGGGCCTTCAATTCAGCTTGGGCTTTGGCTAGAGCCTCCCGGGCCTGGGTCTCCCCGGCCTGTGCTGCCTGGTGCAGTTGCTTGAGGGCTGTCATGTCCGCTTCCATTTTGGCCCGGCTCTGGTCCGCTGTCTCCGCGGCCGCCCGGGCCGCCTCTGCCGCGTGCAGGGCCTCGTCCCGCTCCTTCACGGCCTTTTCCAGCTCCCGGGAAGTCATGTCGATGACGGACTTCTCCTCACCGTCCACGATGTGGTTTTCTGACAGAAATTTCTGACGTTCCTCCGGCGGTAAAGCCAGCAGCGCCAAGGCTTTGGTGGCGCCCAAATCCGACAGCGCCGTCGGATTTGCCCACTCCTGGGCCAGTTTCATAAACCGTTGTGCCTGACGTTCGGAAAACTCCACCTGCTCCGTCAGCCAGGGAAGCCATTCCCCATGCGGAAGTATGGCCTTGGCCTCCAGCAGCCTCTGACCGATGCCGAGAATGGCGTTGCCAGCATCATTTTTCAGCTGCAGGATCTCGCTGGTGATGGCCTCGATATTCCGCTCACTGGCAGGGGCCTGCGCTGCCTGGGCAAATCGAGAGATGTCAAACATACTCACACCTCCCCCATGAACTCACGGACCCACCGGCGGAAATCCACACCGGCGGAACTGCGGGGGCTGTAAATGGTCAGTGGGCTCCCAACCACGGTGCTCTCCGGAACCTTCTCACTTTTCCGAATGACCTGCCGGTAAACCGGGAACCCCATGTCCCGCAGTTGCTGCTCCACCTCGCTGACAAACTCCGTGGCCCGCCAGCGGTTGATCAGCACGGAGGCCTTGGGCACCCGCAAACCGCTCCGCTCCAGCAACGCCAACTGCTGCCGCATGGTCACCACGCCGGAGACCGAAAAGCCATCCAGCTCCATGGGGATGACCACCTCGTCGCTGGCCAGCAGCGCCGCCAGACTGGCCGCCGTGAAACCCGGTGGGCAGTCAAAGATCACGTAGTCCGCCCCGGCGTCCTCCCGGACACAGCTCACAAAGTCGGATACCCGGCTGGTCTTGGCCTGGTCCTGGCCCTCCATGACGGCCTCCAGGTCCTCCGTGTACAACTCCGGGCTCCCGGGGATCAGCCACAGGTCCTTGTTCACCGGCAGGAGGTTGTCGCTCCACAGCGCCTCCCCGTCTCCCTCCAGCAGGGACACCATAGTGTATGCCGTCTCCGGGTCCAGCTCCGGGAAAAAGAATTTTGACAAGTTCATCTGCCCGTCGCAGTCCGCCAGGACTACCCGCTGGCGGTAGTCCCGCACCAGGATGTCCGCCAGGTTGATGGCGGTGACGGTCTTGCCGACGCCGCCCTTGTTGTTCATAATCGCAATCGTTCTCACTCAAAACAGCTCCTTTTCGTTTGGTAAATACGGTGCGGACCGGTCCACAATGCCTGTGATCCGCCTTGTGTATGGGTAAAACGTCTCCCGCCAGGGAATGCCCAGGTCGCTCCGGAACTCCACCACGTAAAATCGGCCTTCGGGGTGTATGTAGATCACCTGGGCTTGGCGGGGCTGGTCATTGGCCCCCATGTACTCCGTGTAAAAATTGGGCTTGATGGTCAGGATGTCTCCGATCTTCAACTGGATCCTCCCTTCCCCCAGGGGGTGTCCTGGAAGCTGCCTCCGTCCGCCCAGAAGCTCACCTGCCGGGGCGGCTGCCTCTCCCGCTTGGGCTTCTCCGCCGGTGGTGCCGGAGTCTCCGGCGCGATCCGGGAGAAGGTCTGAAGGTCCCCGTCAAAGCGGAAGTTCACCCAGTCCATGGCCTCGCCCTCCTTATTTTTGGCGATCCGCAGAATCCGGTTGGACTGCTTGTCATCGTAGTCCTCCCGGTACAGGAACAGCACCACGTCGGCGTCCTGCTCGATCTGTCCGGAGGACCGCAGGTCGCTCAACGCCGGCGGGCGGATTTTCTTAGTCTTGGCGTCCCGGTCCGGCCGGGACAGCTGGCTCAGGGCCACCACCGTAGTCCCGGTGATCCGCCCAAACTGCTGCAAGCTGCTGGAGATGGCGGAGACCCGCTCAAAATCGGACTGCCGGGTGCCTCTGGGCGCAGCAATCTTTTGCAGATAGTCCACGAATACCACATCGTACCGGTGGGCCTGGCTGTACGCCTGGATGTCCAGCACCGTCATGCCGGCGGCGTCGATCAACGTCAGCTGGGGAGCCGTCAGTTGGGGCCGCAGCTCCAGCAGGTCCCGGTAGTCCTCCTCCGTCAGCTGGTTGCGCTTGATCTTGGTGTAGCTCAGCATGGCCGCCCGGCTCACTGTCCGGTCAAACAGCTTGTCCCGGGTGGACTCGTAGCTGAAGAACCCTACCCGGTGATTTCTGCCGATGCCGAAGGCAAACTGCAGCGCCAGAGCCGTCTTGCCGTCGGACGGGTACCCGCCCAGCACCACCATGTCCCCGGGTTCCGCAAAGATCCGCTCGTCTAGGACGGGCACGCCCCAGCTGAGATACTGCGGTTTCTCCTCGCCGTTGTGCCGGTCAAAGAATCGCTCTAAGCCCTCCGCCATGTCCATGGCCTGGACATGGGGGCGGCTTACCTGCTGGGCCCGCATTTGGTCCAGCAGTGCCTGAGCGTCCTCCAGCCGGTCGGCTTCCGCCAGCTGGGTGCCAAGGGTCCGCAGGTTGGACAACGTGACCGAAGCCCGCAGGGCGTCCACGTAGTCATCCACATGGGCCGCTGTGGTCGTGACATCCATCAGGCCCTGCAGAATCGAGGTCCATGGGCTGTCCACGCCGCCGCCCAGAGTCTCCCGGACCAGAATCGGGTCAATGGCCTGTCCGGCCCGGAACCGGGCCTGGATGGCCTGGAATATCAGCCGGTACTTCTTCTCCGCAAAGTCCTCGTCCCGCACCCGGCTCAGCACCTCCGGCACGGTATCCGGGTCGATCAGCATGGAGCCCAGCACGCCCGCCTGAGCGTCTAGCAGCCGCTGGGAGAGAATGGCATCCTGCTTGATCTCGCTCACAGGCACCGCCCCCTTCTGGCATCATCGGGTGGGGTAGGACGCTCCGGCTCTGCAGGAAACAGTTCGTCCTCCCACCGGCGGCCGTTGATCCACGTGGTGGGGTCCGGTATGTATTGACCGCCATCCCGCTGCCAACGGTCACTGCACTTCTGACGCTCCAAAGCAGCCAGGATGACAGACGCCAATGCGGCATCTGGCCGCAGCTTCTGCCATAGTTCCCGCGCCTTTTTCTTTTTGACCTTCTTGGGGTACTTGTCCCAAAAGAGGTCAAATGACCTCATAAGGTCAGGGTCATCCCCCTTTGGGGGACTATAGGGGGTATTATTATAATTACTTATAGATGTGGAACCGCAAGTTTCTGCGGGTACCCCCCTCAAATTTCTGCGGGTACCCTCCCCGGGGTACCCGCAGTTTTTTGCGGGTACCTCCTGGACCTCTGGAGGGGCCAGTTTCCGGCCGCAGAAGATCCTGCGCTCCGTGCCGCCAGCGCCTTCCCGGCGGGGCCGGGTGACCACCCGAATCTGCCCCACATCCTCCAGGGCTTTGAGTAGGTTACGGACAGTTGTCTCACTGCATCCCAACAGGTCCATGAAATCCTGGTTGCTGGCATCGCACCAGCCATCCGGCCCAGAGAGCCGGTATATCTCTCCAAAGAGCAGCTTGCCGGTGGCTGGTACCGCATCCTCATACAATAAATCCACCCAAATGATGGCGAACTGCCCGCCCTTTTTGGGGTGCCTCCGCATAACCACCCTCCTCTCAGATGGTGTCCTCCGGCAGCCGGAGCCACCGGAGGTCATAGTGTTTCTCCAGATTGGCAGGAGACAACACATTTCCATTGCTTTTTATCCAAGTGCATCCCGCCTCTGTCTGGAGGCGGCTGACAAGATACCGCTCAGTCCCCCAGGTGGATTTCGGGATCATGTGCAGCACGATCAGTTCCCCGTCATGGGGGCCGCAGGTCTTTCGCTGACGCAGATCCAGCGTTTTCCATGCAGTCATCCTCACCGCCTCCCTTCAATCCGATCCACCAGCCGGAACAGTCCGCTGGTGAGCGTACAAATGCCGATCAGCACAAGCCCCCAGATCATCATGGGCGGGTCACCCCCTCCCCGGTAAAACTGGGGCTTGCAATCCGGCCGGAATGTGGTACAATAGTCTTGCAATCGTTCTCGGTCGAAAGGCCCTGAACCCGCCGCTCTGTGGTGCTAGCCACAGGGCGGTCTTTTTTTATGCCCGGCGGAGCCTCTGCATACAGGACCTCGAACCCTGCCGCAATCACGCGCTGGATGTTCTCACTGATCCGCTCAAACTCCGGGGCCTCCCACTCATCGATCCGGCCGTCCTCCGCGATCTCCATCAGCCGCCGGTAGTCATCCGCTAGCGCCGTGGCCCGGTTGATCAGCCGCAGCACCGCCGTGGGCAGTCCCTGAAGCCGCAGCTCCGGCAGTACGCCAAGCCCTCCGCAGGTAGCCCGGGTGTACTCCAGCCCCAGCCAGGGCGTGCCATAGGCGGCTTGCATCCGCTCCACGTCCTCCGGTCTGGGCACCCGTTGTCTCTGCTCCCATGCCTTGACAGTTTCCACCGACACGCTCAACAGCTCCGCGGCCTGTTCCTGGGTCAGACAGGCATCTTTTCGTGCCCTCTGGTAGATAGATGGGTATCGATCCGCCATGGTCAGCTCGCCTCCTGTGTGGTATGTTGAGGGCAGAGCTCCAGGGGGACTTGATACCCGGGGTCTCCAGGCTGCAGCACGACGCGCTCTGCCACCCACTTGTCAAAGAGTACCTTCGAAATCTCAAAGACCCGCTCCCCGTCCTCCTTCAGCCGCACACAGCTGGCGAAGGGGTACTGTCCCGCCTCGATCATGGCAGCCGCTTTGGTGTTGCTGGTGGGCACGCCCAGGGACCGCAGCCGCTCCACCAGCTCGCACAGTGTCATGGTTGGTATGTACATGCAATCGCTCCTTCCGAAATTTTAGGCAGTATTCCGCCCCAGGATGGCGTCGGTGCTGGTCTCCAGCACGTCCGCCAGTTTTGTCAGGTTCTCCACGCTGGGCCGTTTGACGCCGGCCTCGTACCGGGCCAGCTGCCGCACGGAACAGTTGAGCAGCTCCGCCGCCCGTTCCTGAGTATATCCGGCCTGTTCCCGGCAGATTTTGTAAATGGTCTTGTCCGCATCCGTCATGGTCTTATCTCCTTCTGTGCGCTATGCTGAATTCATGAGGTACGCTGGAGCCTTATGCGCTGGCAGTGTCCTGCCCCATCACATGGTCCATGGAGCAGCCGAATAACTTGGACATGGCCAGCAGGTTTTCATACTTCGGCGGGGATATCTCATTTTCCCACTTGAACACGGCAGGCGGCTTTACGCCCAGCCGGTCAGCAAGTCCTGTCTGCGTCAATCCCATAGACTCCCGCAGCCGCTTGATGTTGTTCATCAAAATTCTCCTTTCCTAAATTTTCCTGAGCCTTGCAACAGGTGTTCCTATATGCTAAAATAACTCTTAGTTAATTGCGTAGGAGGAATATCATGGCCTCTCGACATTGCCCTTATTGCGGAATTGAATACTTTCTCTCTAGTCAGCTGGAAAAAACCGACACTCTAAAATTTAATGTCAATCGTGAGGAAACAATCCTTTATGCATGGAAAATCTGTCCAAAATGTAATAAAGCATCTTTCTCTCTGATAGGCGCACACTTTGATTCCCACATTTATTTTTCCTATCCGCCGGCCTCTGCAATGTTTCTGCCGGATTACATTCCGGCAGCGATTCGCCAGGACTATCTTGAGGCCGTCAAAATCGTCGGCCTCAGCCCCAAGGCATCTGCTACACTTGCCCGCCGGTGCCTGCAGGGGATGATCCATGACTTTTGGGATATCAAGGAAAAGAATTTGAATGCAGAGATTACCGCATTGAAGACTCATATCCCGCGTATGCAGTGGGAAGCCATCGATGCCGTAAGGAAAATCGGAAACATTGGGGCCCACATGGAGAAGGATGTGGAGCTCATGGTTGATGTGGATCCGGGCGAAGCGGAAAAATTGCTGAAGGTGATTGAGCTTCTCTTCAAGAACTGGTACATTGCAGAGCATGAAAATCAACAGCTGTATGCTGAAATAGCCCAGATTGCTGAGGATAAGGAAAACGAGCGCAAATCAGGGGCTGTCGATTCCAACGGCCAGTAACTTGCCGTCAAGTGACCAGTACAGGTGCTCCAAATAGCACGGGCATTCTTTCGTCCCTTCCCCTACCACTTCTTCTGTCTCTATGACCTGCACAACTTTTGCTATTCGGAGATTACGATTGCTTTTCTTGTTGGAGAAAGATTCCTGAATCATGGCATCTCCTTTCTTTAACTATTTTGTTTTTCCTTGTGGTTATAACTATAATTGCTATTTCGTCAATTGTCAATGGGCGTTTTGTCATTTTGTATATACTCACAAATTGACGTTTCATCATTTGTTGGTTTTCTTGGAGGTGATTCCAATGGACATCGTTGACCGGCTATTTGAATTGGTCGATAAAAAATTTAATGAACAGCAAGAGTTTGCGGCCCTTTTAGGTGTCGATCCAACACTCCCAAGCCGGTGGCGTAATCGCAAATCTACATCTTATCAGCGCCGCCTCCCCCAGATCGCCGAAGCCCTGGGAACCACCACAGAGTACCTGCTCACCGGCAACGGCCCCCAAAAGCGGGGTGCCGTGTCCGATTCGGACGCCATCAGCGAGGACGATATCAAGGCAGCGTTCTTCGAGGGTGCGGATGATCTCACCAAAGAGGAAATGGACGCCCTCTGGGCAGATGCCCGGGACTATATGCGCTACAAACTGGAGCAGCGGAGGAAGCAGCAGCAATGACAACGCTTCTGGATCTGTACGAGTATGCGGAAAACCAAGGCATTGATGTGGACTGGGTCCCCCTGGAACAGGCCACCTCCCTGTCCATTCCCCTGCCGGACGGCTCCTACGCAATCGCAGTCAATCCCTGGAAGCTGGACACGCTGGAGCAGGAAACGGTGTGTCTGGCCCATGAGCTGGGCCACTGCAAAACCGGCAGCTTTTACAACCGGCACGCTGCTCTGGATATCAGGCAAAAGCATGAGAACCGGGCAGACAAATGGGCGATCCGGCATCTGGTGCCGGAGGACGCTCTGGATCAGGCCGTGGCCGACGGATATACAGATCTCCCGTCTCTAGCGGAGCATTTTTGTGTAACTGTGCCCTTTATGCGCAAGGCCGTCTGCTGGTATACCTACGGTAATCTGGCAGCGGACTTATACATGTGATTTCCCGCCAGTGAGCGGAAAAAAAACGTGTCCGAATCGGACACGGGAGGGAAATGGGGAGAGCCTAGAAATGGGATTTTTAGACGATTTGTGTAAAATAATAAAGGCACCACCAGCAAAGCCCCCCAAAAAGATCAGCTCAAAAGCTCCTCCTGCTCCACCGGTCAGAATACAGTCTGCAGTTCCATCTGTGCCACGGCGCAGCCTATCTCTTTATATGCCTGAATTGAAAAATGGAATTGAACTCTTCAAAGCGCCCGGAAATACTGTCCACAAATTGAAAGATTATTATGTGGTAGATGTAGAAACAACAGGTCTGAATCCCCGCAGAGACCGGATTGTCGAGATTGCTTGGGTAAAAGTTCAGAATTCAGTAATCGTCGACACGTTTACAACGCTGGTCAATCCAGAATGTAGTATTCCGGCTGATGCATCGCGGGTAAATAGGATATATGATACGGATGTAGCAACTGCTCCCAAATACGCAGAAATCCGCCAAAGGGTGGAGCAGGAACTGGTAGGCGCTACGGTAATAGGGCATAACGTAACCTTTGACCTAAATTTTATTCGTTACTTATTGGGAGAAACGGATGGAAGAATTGTCTATGTGGATACTCTTGCATTGGCAAAGCGAATCTTTCCTGAATTGACCAGCTATAAACTGGAAAACCTCTGCAAATCATTGCATCTCTCTCAGCAAAGTACACACAGAGCCCTTCAGGATGTTCTTTCCACTAAAGATTTGTTTGATGCCTGTACTGTTGGGTTGCTGAGAAAACAGGACGAAGATAAGGCTAAAAGGAAAGCCGCAAAAGAGGCCGTTCAGCAAGAACGCTTGGAAAAATTTAGGAAATCACCCTTGTTCGATGTTTCCTTTGTTTTCACAGGAGAATTTGGGATGGATTGTACAGCCCTCGAAGAACTGGCTAAATCCGTCGGAGCTATTGCCAGAAATACAGTTACCATGCGTACGGACTATTTGGTAGTTGGAAAGATTGCCAATCTCTCCCAAACAGAGAGAGAGGAAAAATTGGGGAAAGCGGATAAACTCATCACCAAGGGCTGTAAAATAAAAAAGATTAGCAAAGCTCAATATTTAGATATAATTGCAGAAGCAGAGCGTGCCCTTAGGATGTAAATAAGGAGGAGTATTCCCATGTTAGACGAAAAAGACCTGCAGGCCCTCGCCCAGCTGATGGCCCAGCAGAAACAAGAAATTATCAATGAGGTCAAGGTATTATTGGAGGCTGACATCCACCCGAAGTTCAACCTCCTGGCCGACGGCCTCGCCGCCGCCAACGAAAAACTCAAGGCCCTCCCCGATCCGGACCTGATGGACAAGATGCAGGAGGAGCTTGATCTCCACCACGAACTCCTCAAGCGCCACACCAAGGAGATCAAAGCTCTGAAGAAGGCGCAGTAAAAAAAGCCGCCCCATCAGGGGCGGCAAAAGGAAGTGTGCCTACCCAGACACACTTCCTTCCATTCCTGTACATTTCGTGACTTTTTGTTACCTTTACTTCTTGACAGTTCCCAATACCGCGGTTATACTGAGAATAGAAAAGGGCGTTGCCGATAAGCGGTCTGCCCCTATAGCAATTTACTCAAAGAGTAACCGCCTGGCTGGGGAGCTATGGGCGGTTACTTCTTTTTTGCCTGTAGAAACAGGCCAATGATACCAATGATCACAAGACAGAACTGAAACAGTTCTGAGTATGTAAGCATAAGCACCACCCCCTCTCTCCGGAGGGGGCAAGAAGTCCCCTCCTGGGATGGAGGAGCCAACCGCCTACCGTATATCGCAACGCCTAGGTATATCTTACCATATTTCGCCAAGTTGTGCAACTGTATCCACCGCAATATCTAGTGGTTATTTTACATTCTTCTCAAACGGCCTTAAAATGCCACAAGAGTCTCTCGGTGGCCCGGCGTCCGACAACCTGCGCAGTCCAAGTGCGCCCTCGTAGCCTTGGCGGCAAGGTAAAAAGAAAAGCCGCTCCGGTAGGAGCGGCCTTATCGCTATTAGGAGGTTTCTCTATGCTCTGTCCAAAATGCCGCAGGGAGATCCCGGATGACTCAAATATCTGCTGCTATTGCGGCCGAGTGATCCACCGGCTGGAACCACGGCCCCGAAAGCGTCCCAATGGCTCCGGCAGTGTCTACAAACTCACAGATAAGCGCCGGACACGCCCCTGGGTCATGGCAAAGGGCGGCAAGATTTTGGGCCGTTATGCCACGAAAACGGCCGCCCAGGAAGCTCTGGAAAAGCTTGCAGGAAAACCTATCGGCGATGCCATTGACCTGACCCTCCAGGAGATTTTCACACTTTGGAAGGCCCAGCACTATCCCCGGCTGAAGGAGGACGCTTGTCTAGCATACGATCTGGCCTGGTCCAAGCTGGAGCCTCTGGCGCCCCGAAAAATGCGCACACTGCGGACGGAGGATGTCCAGAAGATCGTTGATGCTGATGTGGCGAAAGGCCGCAGCCGCTCCACAGTCAAAAAAATCCAAACGCTATACAGCCAGCTCTGCCAATATGCCATGCGCAAGGACATCCTGGACCGCAACTATGCGGACTATCTGGTCCTGCCCCGGCAGGAGCCGGTGCAGCGGGATACCTTCACGGAGGACGAGATCCTCCGTCTCCGTGCCGACGCGGACGTCGGGGATGAAACCTCCATGATTATCCTGATCCTGATCTATACCGGCTACCGGATCAATGAGCTGCTCCAAAAGCGCAGGGACCAAGTGGACCTTGATCTGGATGTCATGTACGGCGGTGAAAAGACAGCTGCCGGCCGCGGTCGAGTGGTGGTGATCCACCCAAAGATCCGGCCCTATGTAGAGTATTTTGCAGCCAGGGCTACCGGCCCCCTGCTGCTGTCCGGATACACCGGGAATCTGGTGCGGAACAACTTTGCCCGACGGGACTGGAAGAACACTCTCCAGCGTCTGGGGATCACCAGGGAAGGCCGGCAGCTCCATCCCCATTGCACCCGTTACACATTCGCAACCCGAGCAAAAACTGCAGGCGTGGATAACGACGCGATCAAACGCACTATGGGTCATACGGATTTCGCCCTGACCTCCGATATGTACATCCAAGATGACATCCAGCGGCTGAAATCCGAGATTCAGAAGCTTAAATAA